TGGTGGCTTTGTTAATTTTACTAATGCCGAGTACGGTGTACGAGCAGTTGCAAAGAATTTATACACAAGTCAAGAAAAACATGGAAATAATTCAGTAGCAGCCATTATTAGTCGTTGGGCACCACCGGGTGAAAATCCCACAGATGCATACATAAGCAAAGTAGCAAAAGATTTGGGTGTCGGTGCATATGATGACTTAGGCAGTTTACGAGATAATCCACAACTAACCGCAGACCTAATAACGTCAATGGCAGATATGGAAGGTGCTAGTACAGGACCTAATGGAAAATTCACCGACGAAGTTGTTGTACAAGGTGTTGCTATGGCAAATGGTACACCTGCATCAGAGATTACATTTGCAGAACAGCCTACAGATTTTGATGACAGTCAATATGGATATGAGCAAGCATCGGGAGTTGACCAACTCTATGCAGAAAATGTAGAAGTAGCAGATGTTCAAAGAACAATAGACTTAGCCCAGTTAGATAGTACAGTTACACCAAATTGGTTAAGCACAGTAGATAGTCCAACATACAGATGGACATTATATCTTGTAAACAATAAAATTTGGGATAATCCAAATTTAATTGGCAACGACGATGCTGCATTAAATAATTCCCAAGCATTTATTATTGCTAAACAAGGTGCTGAAAGTGAATTCAGTGTAGATAACTTTTTATCTCTTGCAAGAATCACGCCAGGTCAGCGACATGGTAATACTACACCGGGTGTAATTCAATTTGATTTATTTGAAAGTTTAGGATTTACATTCATGGACAAAGTGTTAACTGCTGGTAAGTCTCTCGGCAAGCCTGCTAATCTATACTCACAAAACTTTATATTAAAATTAGAATTTTTAGGAAGAGATCCAGTTACTTCCGGAAGTGTTCCTTTTCCTGGTGTATTTTTATACCCAGTTAAGTTTAATCAAATTAGAAGTCAAACTGGACCAGAAGGAACAAGATATAATATTATTGCATGGTCAAATCTTAAACATGCACAAACAGAATCAGTTACACATACAGATGTAACCGTAGAAAATTTTACAACAATACAAGAATATGCTTCGTCAGTAGAAACCTCAATTAACCAATCCGAAATTGATGCTATGTCTGCCGAAGCAAAACAAATGAGCTTAATACCACCAAGGCAAATTAAAATATTATTTGATCCTAACAGTGCATTAGCACAACCAAGAGACGATGATAGAAAAATAGACGGCAACCATTTGAGAAATTTTAACTTGGCTGTTAAAGCATGGGCAGGAACAACTGACACTGCAAGCAGTAATAGAACAGGAGCTAATCCACATGATGCTGATACAAATGTCATTACAATTGAACGAGAAACTGGAATAGGACCAAAACTAGCACAAGACATAAAAAACAATTGCCCAGCATGGGATGAATGGGTATTAGAGGCAACAAAGTATGGATACACACCAAATATAGTAGTTGATCCTGTAATATCATATCCCGAGATAAAACAAAATCACCAATTGTATGGAAATGTAGAACCAGTATTAATTACATATATTATTAAAATTAATATGAATAGAACAACCTTTCCTGGTAGTATTTCTGAAGGAAATGAAAATTTAGTTGATTCGGAATATCAAGTAAACAGATTTAAAACACTAGCAATTGAAAAAAGCTATTCTTATCTCTACACAGGAGTAAATACAGAAGTAATAAACTTTCAATTAGATGTACAAAATTTATTCTTTGTAATAGATCAACCAGGATCAGGAACATTTGTAGCAGGCAGAACCTCGGAAGGTAAACAACAGTTTTCACCTGCTGAAATATCTGATTCATTATTTTTATCAGATATAAAACAATCATCAGTTGAACTAGGATATTTTAATCCAGTGCTTGGTGGTGTTGCAAAAGCAGACTCAGGACCAGAAGCACAGGTAAATGAATATACATACAATACAAATTCAGCAATAGCACGTAGATTACAAGATATGGCTAAAAGAGAATATGACTCATTGAATTTTACTATGGAAATTAAAGGTGACCCGCATTGGATGGGTAACATGCAAGCAACTATTTTAGGTAAGTTAGAAACACCAGATTATTCAGTACAAGATGGACTAATAACATTCTTACAGTTTAATCCCAATGCTGACAAATTATTACAAGAACAAGTCAAGGGAGAAATAGACCCAATAAGTACAGGAGTATACAAATTAACCAGTGTAGAAAGTAGATTTCAAAATGGTCGATTTACACAACAATTAAATGGTATTAAAGATGTTAATTCAAATACAGCTTTACTACTTCCAAAAATAATAGAACTATCAGGAGAATAATATGGCATTAATGAAACACGACGGTGTACACGTTTCGAGACGAGGAACACAACATAACCAATCGAGTATTAACACACTCAGTGGAATATATGTTGGCGAAGTAATAGACAATACTGATAGTTTATACACAGGTAGAATAACTGTACGCATATCTGAATTTGGTTCAAAAGATTCAACAAGAGTATGTTTATTGGCTACACCATATGGTGGGCACACAAAAATACAAGACAGTGGAGATGATGAAACAAAAGAAGCACAAGCACCAACAAGTTATGGATTGTGGCCACAACCGCCAGAAGTAGGAACAAATGTTGTTATAGCATACACTGGTAGTATCGAACAAGGTATTGTAATGGGGTCGTTAATTGCAAAAGATAGAAATGCAATGATGGGTGGTAGAGCAAGTGGACAAGTATATACAGATGACGGCACTTCTTGTGGACCAGCAGTAGAAAAAAATGCAAAGGATACAAACGATGCTGATACTAAACCAGTAGATGAGTATTTTCAATCAGTGTTAAATCAGCAAGGTCTAAGTTTAGATTATGTTAGAGGGCACAGTCAAAGTAGTGCTAGAAGAGAGTCGCCAAGTAAGGTATTTGGTATTACAACACGTCAAGGACATGTACTTACATTAGATGACGGCGATAGTAACAATTCTAGTAACAATATTAGATTGCGAACTAAAAGTGGTGCCCAACTTTTAATGGATGACAGTAATGGTTTTGTTTTTATTACAAACCAGTCAGGCGATGCTTGGATCGAAATGGACTTTGCAGGTCACATAGATGTTTATAGTAAAGCAGGTATCAGTATGCACACTGAAGGTGATTATAACGTACATGCCAAAGGCAGTATTAACATGCAAGCAGAAATAGGTGTAAACATAAAAAGCACAGGCGGTGATGGAATAAAATTAGAAACAACACAAGGTGCAATTGATGTATATAGTGCATTAGATATGAACTTGCAATCAGCTACTAATTATAATTTACTAGTAGAAGGTAATCAAGTTATTACTGGTACACAAATAGATATGAACCCATCAAAAGAAGCAACGCCGGCAACAAAAACTCCAATACAAAATCAAATATCAAACACTAACATAAAAACAAGTACTGCAAGTAGAGTACCAGAAAAACATCCGTGGCAAGGAGTAAGCGGCGTAGAAGAAACATTTACATCAGGTAAAGGAAATATTTTATAATGCCAAGTTTTAATTTACAATCAACAGTTGATAGTAAAAATCTTATAGATTATAGTTTGTTTACTGTAATTGATAGCGATGCAGTGAATACTCTTATACCCTTGTCTGAACTTGAAGCAAGCGATAAATTAATTAATGCTAAAATAAGAAGCATTAAATGGCTTGGGTACAATAAAAATTCAGTTATTGGATATAAAAGAACTGTAGGATTAAACGGCAATGGCTTAACAGAAGCTGAAGCATATACAATTTGGATAGAAGAATTCAAAGACAAAGAAAGAGCGTTTAAAAAACAATTTCCATTAACTTCGTTAACACAAACACAATATGATGCTATGTTAAGTTTGTATGCAGACACAGGAACATTTTCACGTGTAGGCAAAGCAACAAGACAATTTGAAATATTTGATTTTGTCACAGATAAAAAATGGGATTATGTAGCAACTGCATTAACACTAAGTGGTGCCGACAGACTTAACCGACAAGTAGATGCAAAAATATTAATGCTTGGAGATTACGGAACATACAGAGATAGAAGTTACATTAAAGAAGATGGCATACAAGAACTTTTAAAAGAATACATTACTAACCAAATGAATGACGAACAAAGAAGTCAAGCAGAATATGTTTATTATGCAGAAACAAAAAGATTCTTGCCAAACATGACTGAGAGTAGAAAAAGGCTTTTAGCAAAACAACTCAGTTAACTCATTACAAAATAATTTAAATACTATTATAATGCAAGGAAAATAAACTTGAATAAAAGCGTTTTACTACTTAATGCTGATGGGCAACCATTATCACAAATGCCACTTAGCACAGTCAGTTGGCAAGATGCAATTAAGGCCATGTGGTCGGAAAAAGTACACGTAATTAAAAATTATGATGATGAGTTTCTCCGGTCACCAACAGTAACTATTCCATACCCAAGCATTATTATGCTTAACACTTATCACAAGCAACCCTCCAAAGCAAAATTCACTCGTAGAAATTTATATGTCAGAGACAAATACTGTTGCCAATACTGTGGCGACAGGTTTGTTTACAATGACTTAACAATTGATCATGTTATTCCAAAGTCAAAAGGTGGAAGACTAACATGGGAAAACAGTGTTACTGCTTGTGGTCCATGCAATGTAAAGAAAGGCGATAGCTTATATCCTTTACCTATGCAACGACCAACACACCCTTCGTGGTACCAAATAAACTATGCTTACCAGCATCATACACTAATAATACCCGATGCAGCTTGGCAAAAGTACATACATTGGCAAGAAGATAAGCTAATTATAGAACCATTATCTACTTAGTTAATCTTTTGCATAAATAGTTGTATGAGCAATATATTTGGATATACAACAATTAACGAATCTTACACAAGTAAAAATCTGAGTGGCTTAGAATTAGCCAAACAGGATCTAATAAACCATTTTCATATACGTAAAGGAGAGAAATGGACAGACCCTACGTTTGGGTGTGACTTGCCTCTTTATATATTTGAACCACTAGATCAATCAACTCAAGACGATATTAATCAAGAAGTTTATAGGGTAATAAGTTACGATCCTAGATTTCAAATAGTTGACACAAATATAAGAGTCGTGCAAGAAGCACACTCAGTAACAGTTAATGTAAAATTAAATTACTTACCAACAACAACTGCAACCGACTTGCAGATCAAATTCGATAGAGAATTTATAGAAAACGCAGAGTTTTAATTATGGCACAAAAATCAAGACAAAATAAACTTTTTGCGGCAGAAGACTTTACAGTAATCTACGAATCATATGTTAATGCAAACTTTCAAGCATTTGACTTTGATACTATTAGAACTGCAATGGTTGACTATGTACGCAATAATTATCCAGAAAATTACAATGACTGGATAGAATCAGCTGAATTTGTATCACTACTAGATGTAGTTGCACAGTTTGGACACAACTTAGCATATCGAGTAGATATGAATGCTAGGAATAATTTTTTAAGTACAGCACAAAAACAAGAGTCAATTTACAAGTTAGCAGAGTTTTTAGGATATCAGCCAAGACGCAATGTGCCAGCGTACGGTGAACTAAAAGTAGTAAGTGTTAAAACAAACGAAAATATTATTGGAAGTGATGGAACAAGTTTAGGCGGGCGAGATATTAAATATGAAATCTCAAACAATATTAATAACTTAGATGATTTCATTACAGTACTGAACTCTGTATTACAAAATAGTAATCGTTATGGTAGTCCAAAAAAGTCAGTAGTAATTAATAATATCAAAACAGATTTTTATGATCTTAATAATACACCCAATCAAATTAAATTTGATGCACAAGGATCAGTATTAGGATCATCTGCACCCTTTAATATTATAAGCAGTAACTATGATAACGACACAAGAAACTTTACAGAAAAATATCCAGATCCAGTAGGAAGTTTTGGAATATATTATAAAGATGATGGAAAAGGAATAACCAGTGTTAATACTGGATTTTTCCTTGGCATTAAGCAAGGATCATTGCAGTTTCAAGACTTTAATATAGATACTCCTATTGACAGTATGTCTTTGGATGTTAATGTTAAAAATATAAACAACTCAGACATATGGGTACAAAATGTTAATAGTACAGGTAATGTTGTTAAACAATGGACCAAAGTTAAAGATGTTAATAGTAATGTAATTTATAATAATTTAACAACAGGTGAACGTGACATATTCAGCGTTAAAACAAGAAAAGATAATCAGATATCAGTTTTGTTTCCTGATAGTACATTTGGTAATGTTCCAAAAGATACTATTAGAATATGGTATAGAACAAGTGTAAACAATACATATATTTTAAGACCAGACGATTTTCAATCTAAAAAAATACAAATAAACTATACTGGTACTGACGGTAATATTTATGTAGCATCATTTTTAGTGCAACTTAAACAATCAATTTCTACTGCTAGTTCAAATGAAAGTTTAGACGAGATAAGAGAAAATGCTCCAAAGAATTATGCTAGTCAAGATAGAATGATTACTGCATCAGACTACAACACAATGCTAGGAAACACAAATGGTGGAATATTAAAAATCAAAAGTGTCAATCGAACATTTAGTGGACACAGTAGATATTCTAAATTTATTGACCCAACCGGAACATACAGTAATTTATACTTAACAGGAAATGATGCGTCATTGCAATCAACTAATGACATACAACAAATGTCTGCAGCATCAACAGAAAATGCTAATCAAATATTTGAAAAATATTTAAAGAATATATTAGACAATGACGAATTTGTAAATTTATATTATACAAGATACAGAAAACATTTTGTAGCACTAGCAGTTGCAGCCGACCACTTTGATGGTGTAGTTAATTCGGGTAGTGGATTTTCTACAAACACAACTGAAACAGTACAATCTGCATCTACATACACTTGGAACACAGATAGTACTACTGCAAGTAACATTTTAAATGGCTACTTCACAGATTCTACAAATACCAGAAAAAGAGTAGGTACTACTGTAAGTGATTATACACAATACATTACACCTGGTGCATTAATTAAATTTAAGCATGTAACAACAGATGATACTCCAGTAACTACATACAAATGGGCCAAAGTTATTAGTGTTGCAGGACATGGATTAGGCATAGAAGGTACAGGAAGTAATGCAGGACAACCAACTGGTAAGAAGGCAGATGGCACAGGCGCTATTGTATTAGACACTAACATAAAAGCTTCTAGTACTATTGAAATTATATATCCTGCTTTATCTAAAAAATTCTCTGTAAGAGAACAAGAACTAATTACAGATATGTTAGAAGCAAAAAGATCATTTAATTTAAAATATATTCCAGAAAATAAATCATGGAGAGTTGATTTCCAATCCGAAGATATAAACTATGCTAATAGCACACCAGCTAATTATCCACCAGACTTTAATACAAAAGATGCAAGTTGGGTTATTTGGGTAGAATATACAGACACAAATTATGATATATATTTGAGAACTCTAGGATTTAAATTTGCAAGCAACACAGTACATTTGGGTAATATTAAAAACGAACTAGAAATAGGAACGTATACTAAAAAAGCAAAACGAGATATTATTACTATGCTAGGCGCTGATGGAACAAATATAACTACTACTGGAACTTTTTATGTATATGGATATAATAATTATATAGATTCAGATGATTACAGATTAACATTAATTGATACTAATGCAGACAGTAGACCAGATAATCCAGATACATTTAGAGATGTAGTAGGTGCCGGGAACACAGAACTACCTAATCCAGCAAACTTTCAATGGGAGCATATTGCTACAGATAACCAAGCAGTGGATCCAAGTTTTACAAATATTATTGATGTATTTGCATTATCAAAATCGTATGATACAGAATATAAAAATTATTTAAATGATATAACATTAAGCGAACCAATTCCACCTTCTAGTTATCAATTAGGAACACAGTTTTCTAGTGTTCAAGATAAAAAAGCAATAAGTGATACAATAGTTTATAAGCCAGTTAAATATAAACCATTGTTTGGAACACACGCAGAACCACAACTTAGAGCAAGGTTTAGAATAATTAAATTGTTTGGCTCTAACATCACCGACAGTGATTTAAAAACAAAAACAGTATCAGCTATAAACAGTTTCTTTGATTCAAGTAATTGGGACTTTGGTGAAACATTTTATTTTACAGAGTTGGCTGCATATGTACACAAAGAACTAGCAGGCATTCTAAGTAGTTTTGTTATTGTACCACAAGGTGCAGGAAGTGTATTTGGAGATATGTTTGAATATACACCAAACACAGATGAACTTATTATACCAGATGTGAATGTAGATGATATTGATATTATTGAAAACATTACAGACGCAAATATTAAAGCAGGAAGTTAATAATGGCTAAGAAAAAAGCAGGACAACAAAAAGTCAACAATGTAAAATCTAGTAATTTTTTACCTAGTATTTTTCAAACAGAACTTAATAAAAGTTGGCTAGATAGTACACTAGATCAAATGGTTTCTAAAGGACCGCTTGATAATATAGATGGCTATATAGGTAGTAAGCACGGTAACATAGCAAAAGCCAATGATGTGTATATTGAGTCACAGGATTCTAAAACACAATTAACTCCTGCACTTGTATCATATGATAAACAAAAACAATTAACTAATTCGATTGCGTTTGATGATATTGCTAATTCTATAAACACAAACTTTGCTACATACAATTACAATTCAGCATATTCATCTGATAGATATACATTTAACCCACCAATTGATATTGACAAATTTGTTAACCATACCAACTATCGTTGGGTACCGGAGTTACCGGTATACGAAAGTATATGGACAGGTACTAGTAAAAACCCAATAACAGATATACAAACTAATGGCATCTCAACACTAACAGATGATAACAATACATTTACAGTTGAAAACCAAATGCTTATTAAGTTTACTGGGTCAGGTTGGGATGCAAGTGTTTTAAATAAAACATATATCGTAGCAGGCTCAGTAGGTGAACACAAGTTGTATGAATATTTAGATGCAAGTGGAAACAGAGTATACAATAATACAGTAAGTCATTCAGAAGATGCAGATGGTGGATGGTGGAATGGAATATTACACACTGTAGAATTAAACACTAGCTATAGTGGCTATCAAGCAAGTTCTGTTGAATCTCCACAACAACTAGTAGACCACTACAATGATGATCTTACTTCTTTAAAACTGCCGTATTTTAGTGGATTTACATTTCTTAACTACAAACCAGAATCTAACAACACACAACTTATTAAAAACACTCTTGTAAAATTTACAGGAAGTTGGACACATACAGGTATAACAAACAATACTGATATATTTTCGCTAACAATTGATGCTACTACAGGAGATGTATCAATTGCGGCTGCAACTGCTGACGAGATAGCATCAGCAAATACAACACTATCACCAGACAATAATTTAATGTACAACGAAGGATTTCCAGTAGATCCACAAAGAGATTATATTGTAATTGCAAAAGAAGATTCCGGACAAACTGCATGGAGTAGAGCCAACCATTGGGTTAACATCAGTACAATTAAAAAACTACAAGAACTGATACCTACATACGATTTTACAGAAGTTAAAAACATTAAAAGAAAAGCACAACGACCTATTATAGAATATAATGCAGAACTACACTTATGGGACACGCAAACAAAAACAAAAATTAATCAATATCCTTTGTATAAATTCTTTAACACAGAAGGTGAATCACTTGAAGGTGGATGTAATAAATCATTTACAGGTGAGAAGATTTTTGGTTATAAAGAAGGAACAGGTACTAACGATACTGAACTAGGGTTTCCATTAAGTTATAAGGACACACCAAAGGG